GCACAGGCCCTCACATAGAGATCCCGGCCCCATGCATTGCGAACTGGCGTGCGCACGATGTCGCGCATCTCGCTCCACGGATCGTCTTCGTTGGTGTCGCCATAGATCACGCGGTAATCGACGATCCACACTTCCTCGCCGGGCCCCCAGGCGATGATCAGCAGCTCCAGCCGGTCGGGCTGCACGTCGACCGCCGCCGTTAAGACGAGGCCACCGGGCGGCACCGTCCCGAGGCGATATGTCACCGCCTTCGCACGCTCAAGCAGCGCGTTTGCCTTGATACGGTCACCGGGTTGCTCCCACGTGAGCGCAAGACGCGTGTTCCAGAACTTCTTGAGCTTCGCGTGATCGCCGTTCTCTGCGGCCTTCTCCGCTTCTATGAACTCGCGTACCAGTGCCGGCCATCGGACCCACGGCGAGTACAGCGAATTGATCAGGAATCCCGCGGCCTTGCTCGGCCCCGGCGATTCGGCGATCCAGCGCCCCGCCGCGAGGAGATCGGGCTTGTGACGCTCCTCGATCAGGCATGCGCACTCCGGGTCCGCGCAGATGTACGTCACCGTGTCGGGATCATCGTTGACCCAATGCAGACGCCTGCGTCCATCAGCATCTGCCCACACGAGCGGCTGTTCGGTGCCGCAATGCGGACACTTCACGTAGTAGCGTCGCCGGTCGCTCTGCAGATACCGGAACTCGATCTCCGAGGCGTCTTTCTCCGTCGGCGTCGACGTGTAAAGTCGCTTTGCACGGGCTCCGAACGTATCCTGACGGTTCGCCGCCAGCCCGATCGGATCGCCTTCGCCGTCGACGTCGCCTGGATACGCGTCGACCTCATCGAAGTGGATGTTGCGCGCCGGCATCGAGCGCAGCCCCACCGCGCTGTTCGCCCCGGTGACCACGACCATCGAGCCGCCTGCGAACTCCTTTTCAAGAATCGTGTTCGCACTGTCGCGCGAGCGCTTCTCGGCGGCCTTGGCCTTGATCACCGGCGTGCTGTCGACCATCTCAGCGAGACGCTGACGGCTCCACCGTTTGGCAAGCGTGAGTGTCGGCAGCACGACGAGGAACGGGCTCGGCACGCGGTCGATCGAGTACCCGAGCCAGTTCATGCCTGTCTCGCTCTTCCCGACCTGCGTGCCGGCGACGAACACAACATCCTGCACGGGACTGGTGACCGACAGGCAATCCATCGGCTCGCGCAGATAGGGAGTCCGCGACGTGCGCCACTCGCCCGCTTCGGCAGCGACCTTGCGCGACAGTTGCCGGTTATCGTCTGCCCACTCCGACACCTGCACGATCGGGTCGAGCGCGAGCCCCGCTAGCCATGCGTCAGCGGCGAGCGTCCATGCATCGATTGCGCTCATTGTTCTGCCGGGCCTTGCGGGACGAGGATCGTGGTCGAGATCTGTTTCAGGCCATCGCGGATTTCAGCATCGAGCATGCCTAGCACCTTCATCGGATCGCTCTCAAACGCCACCTGCAGGTGAATGCGTTCGGGCAGCGCCAGCAGCCGGTCGCGCACCTGTCGCGCCAGTTGCTCGGTTGCGTTGCGCACGGCGGCAGCGTCGACGAGCTCGTTATCGAGCTTCTGCCGTTCACGCTGCGCGGCAAGCGCCAGCTCTTTCTCGCGCATTTCGCGCCAGTAGTGAAAGCCTCGTGTTGAGCCTCCCGACGAGCCGGACGACGAGCCCTTTGGCTCGTCTGGCGGTGGCTCGGTCGTCGTCGCCGTAGCTGACCGCAGCTCGACACGTACATCACGTTCCTGCCTGTGTTCCGACCATCGATCGGCGACACCCAGCTTGCTCGGATCCGATGTGTCGCCGATCAGCTGATCGGTCGCCGCCCAGTCGACGAGCTTGCCGTCGGCCGACAGCACGACGCGACCCTCGCGCTGCAGCTTGCTGACATATGAACGATGCCAACCGTGCATGCGCGCGTAGTCGGCCTTCTTAACAAATTGTTCGAGGGCTTGAGCCATGCGGTAAACACGGTAAACAGGAATTCAACAGAAGCAGTCAACAAACCGGTGTTGACTGTTGAGTAACTTCGGAACAGTCTGGCTAGCGAAAACACGCGGGTCCAGTGCCCCGCTTGAGGCGACGGCTTCAGGGTCCCCGGCCTGTTGCAGTTGAGCAACATCGCGCGACCCGGCGTCAATGGAGACGAGCCCAGCAGGCCGCAAACCCTTGTCCAGAAAGGATCAGCGCGGATCACCGACTGCAACGCACAAACAAAAAGCCCCGAGGGCTCACGCGCTCAGGGCTTCAGGGAAATTCAGGGCGAACGACTCCCCCGTACTCAGCAGGCTCCGTTAATTCTTCTTTTGTCCCGTTGAGGTTGCACGACTAACGCGCGGTGCCAGCGAATTCGTTTGTTGACCAAACGAACGCGAGTCTAGTCGTGTGCTTACCGAAACGCAAGTACTGCTACGCACGACGCAACCCTCGCTTGAACTGACTCTCCGTGATCGAGTCGATCTGCGTGAGGATCGCACCGACCCATTCGAAGCGGGCAGCCCATCGCCGATGATATTGATCGAGTGGCACGTCAAGTACCTGCGCACGCTTTGCGGCATTGACCGGCTCCTTGCCGCTGCCGCCGCAATGCGTGCACAGATGCGGCACCTCGGCGAAGGGTCGCTCTTCATAGAAGCCCTTCCCGAAACATGTCGGGCAAGACACGCGATCATTGATCGGCCAGCGGGAAAAGCGCAGACGCGCGTCGATTGCATCGCGCACCGGCCGGCATGGTTGGCAATCAACGCGCCGGACAATTCTGCCGCCACCGCCGCGCATGCCCCGACCGCCGCATACCGAACACTGGTCGGCAATCCATTCCATGATCGCGCGCTCAGCGAACCGCACAAGTAGCGACGGCCCGTCAGGTGCGACTTCGCCGTCACGCTTCGCGTCCCGAAACTTTGCACCAGCGGACTTCCCACGTCGATAACGGTTGCCGTCCGAGATTCTGGATGCAAGCAGTAGCGATGCACGATGCAGCGCACGTCGCCGCAAGTCCTGCCCGTACTTCATGTGCCACAGCATATTGCCGAGCTCGTCGACCATCGCGAGCGCACCCAAAGTTACTTGGCGATCAGGTGCGACGTCCGCAAGCTGCACGCGCACATTCATCGCAATTCCGGCTCTTTCCTTCAGTTCACTCATCGTTTCCCCCTTTATGTCCCAATGTCCTGATGTCCTGATGTCCCAAGGAGAAAAGGTCGGGAGTGCGGGCGCGACGCGCGACATGCGTCCTGCCCACGTCGCACACGTCGCATGCCTGCGCACACACGTGAAAGCGACCCTTGGGACGTTGGGACATGGGTCGCTTCCCGATACATCCGGCAGCGCGCCGACGCTGGCGCAGTAGCGCGCCACAGGGGCGAGCGCAGCGCGCTGCATGGCGCGAAGAATTGAACATTCGCGAGTGTCGCTGATTGCCATACGATCAGAGCGGGCTGTCATCATCGTCACCGGCTGCGACGGCTACCAGGGCTGCGGCCTCAACGGCAGCAGGAGCCGCCTCTTCTTCAGGGACGTAGTACCAGCCGCGCTTGCCCGTCGACTCCCGCTTGCGCAACCAGCCGAGGGATTTGAGGGCCTTGCCGACGCGGCGCTGCTCAGGAAGGGTCCATTTGGAGGTGTCGAGCTTCAGGACATCGGCGAGGATCTCTTCCATCGTCGTGCGCGACGAGTATTCGATTGCGCGCGCAATCTTGTCTTCGTACACGTCGCCCTCGTAGCGCTCGGTCTGCTCGATCTCGAACAGGGGTCGCTCTTCTTCAGTCACGTGCCAGATCACGCGCTTGCGATACAGATAAACAGCTTCTGCCCACAACTGGTCGCGGTCGCGACGCAGGGCTTCGATGTCGACCGGGCCACCGACACGGATCGGCCAGTAGCGCCGGTTGCCCGACTCATCCTTGAGGTAAGTGTCGAAGTTCACCGAACCGGCGAACACGCCCTGCCGGTGCACGTCGGTCGCCCGCTTGCCGTAGAAATTCCGGAAGCGGTCCGTCTCGGTCGCGAAGAAGCTCTTTGCGGCCGAGGAGTCGCTCTTGTTGAGCGAGTCGAGCTCGGCCAGCTCGATGATCCACTTGCCCGCCATCACCGCATACGTATCCTTCTCTCCGATGCGGATCGGCGAGTTGGTGTACCACGGCTTGCCGGCCAGGACTTCCAGTGCGGTCGATTTGCCCCACCCCTGCTTGCCCTCCAGAATCAGCACGTTATCGGCCTTGCAGCCGGGTTGCATGACACGTGCGACGGCGGCAATCATCCACTTCATGCCGGCGAGCTGCACGTATTCGCTGTCGCCGACGTGCAGGTATCTCGCAGGCCACGAGCGCACACGCGGCGTACCGTCCCATGCAAGCCCTTCGAGGTACTCACGGACGTCATGATAGTGATACTGATCGGCGACGAGCAGCACGGCGCTCATGACGATGTCCTGACGGACTGCAATGCCGTACGCCTGGGAGAGCCACAGCACGCAGCGGATGTCGTCCATGTCCGACCACTCGCCGAGTTCGCCCTGCTGGAATGGAGGCACCTTGCGCTTGACGACGCGGCCCGCGAAATCATCCTGAGCGATCACGCCCTGCCACGCCTTGTGATTCGACAGGATCAGGTGAACATTACCGAGCGTGGGCAGCAGCGTGCCCTTGTCGGTACGTGCGAGCTTCATTTCCCACGTGTGCGCACCGTTCTCCGATTCGCGACCGTCCCACTCCTCCTGCGCAGCGCCAGCGGACGTTGCGGCTAAATCTGTTTCTGCGCGCATAGCGCGATGGGTAAGGTGTGTGGGTTCGTCTGCATGCAGGTGCGCAAACGCCGGGATTTCGTCTGCAGCCGGCGCCAGGGCCGCAAGCAACGCAGACTGGATCTGCGCCTTGACCGCCTCGATCCCTTCCTCGCAATGCAGGTCGTTGAAGTCGGTCAACTTGCGGTCGCCGCGATCGGCAAAAAGCGGAAACACCACACTCGCGTTACCCACATTCGCAACCGCTTCGTATGCGTATTTCAGGCCGGTGTTCTCGAAACGCTTCTTGCGCTCAGGAATCACGTCATTGCCGTAGCTCAGTTCGATGAAGCCCACGCCCTGATCGTCGCTACGGAACTGCGCCCGTACCATGTACCAGGTATTCTTCATCTCGACACGCACAGCGGCACCGCCGATCACCAGCTCGCCGCTATAGCCGAACTCGTCGGCAAGATGTTCGCGCAGACGCTGCTCGATCTTCCAGTCGTCATCCGCGCAGACCAGCAGATGCAGGTCCGGGTATGTGTCGCGCAGATAACGCGCCGCCGGCATGATGCCGGCCGCGTCAAAGCACACGGACAGCGGCACAGCCTCGTTTGTCGCCATGCGAATCGAGCGTCCGGTCGCATACCCCTCCGCGATCATGGCAACCCTGTCGTCCGTTGCGATATCGCCAAGCAGGAAGGAGGTGCCCCTCTTCTCCATGCCCTTGTTGAACCGCTTTGCGCCGTCCGGCGTGATCTTCTGCAAGCCAACGAGGCGGATGCCATCCGCGTACTGGAACATCGGCACCAGGAGCGTGCCGTCGGTATCGAAGCGCACGGCTTCGGGCGTGATCTGCTTGCGCTCCAGATAGGCTGACGATCCTTCGTCGCACGCTTTCTGCCATTGGCTGCGTGCACGGTTCGCCGCCATCTTTGCCGCATGTGTGCGCTTTTCCGCTTCGGCACGCTCTGCCGCCTCCTGTCGCTGCCGGGCCGCGCTGATGTCTTCCTGCGTCAGGGCCTCACCGTTCCACTGGAACGGCTCTGCGCCATTGTCGTTACCGGACCACCGGCCGAAGGCGCCGGTATAGCCGAGGATCCGCCCGCCGCGCTCGATCCGGTGCAGCGAGTACCAGTATTTCTTGCCCTGTCCGTACCGATGCGGCTTGCCGTCGTCGACCGGATGTCCGTCGGGCAGCGCGGGGTGGCCCGCCGACTGGAGTTGGGAAACGATCTGGTCTAGCGAAGACATTCGAGAATTCTCCTTTCGAGTTCGCGTTGATGAGAGAAGGAGCGCCACGCGGCGCGTCCTGCGACATAGATTTGCCGCCCTGAAGAGGCCCGCCGTGGTGTCGGGTTACGGCGGCGAAGCAAGGAACTGACACGGTGCAAAGTCACTTTGTCCCCGTTGCGCGGGCTGCGCGCAGTTGATGCCACTCGGCAGCGTGACGCTCCGTGAGTAGGGCATATTCCGGATCGTCGACGTGCCAGCGGACATAACCAAAGAAGTTGCGACGCTCATCCCTGGTCGGCAACGCCGCGCAGTAACGGGCCGCACAGGTAATCCAGACGTCGACGAGCGCGAGTGACCGACAGGCCTGTAGAAGCATGTCGGCGGCGAAAGGTAAAAAGAGGGGCTGGAGGAATGCGCCGACTCGTTGCGGATCGGTGCGCGCGGCATCTGCAAGCTGACGCATCGCGCATGCGAAGCGTCGATCGCCGTCGCATGCGAGCTGTGCCCGTGCGCGGTCCCCGTTGCAGCAGCGTTCTATCGGGAAATGCCGCATCAGTTACTTGCGGCCGAGTCTGGAAAGTCGGCCCGCCGTGCGGATAAGGCGCTCGAAGAGGCGCTGCCCCTTGCGGCTGACAACCGTCAGTTGTTCCGCCTCATTGATATCGATGCGCCGGTCGGCCACTGCACGCACGACTTCCGAGGCGACCTCACCGACGTGCGCCTGCAGATGCAGCGTCGCGCGCGTGAGCGACTCGACATCCTGCTGGTCGTCGGAGTCGTCCGCGAGTGCGACGCAACGGTCGGCAATCAGCCCGAAGCGTTCGTTAAGGGCATGCAACGGATCAAGTGCAAAAGGAGCGCTTTCCTTCTTCTCCTGCATCCACTCGATGAGCAGCTCGAACATCTCCATAGAGAGGCGGTTTTCGCCCTCCCCGCGCAGACGCAGCCGCAACGATTCGGGGGCGATCCCACGACCGCGACGCAAGGTAAGGAAGTTCGCCGCGTCTGCCACGCCCCCCGGCGTATTGCGGACCGACGTGTAAAGCACGTCGAGCCATTCGGTCCCACTGTATCGGCACGTCATTGCAACCCCGATTCTTTGGATTGGGTGTTTTTCATTCTGTTTACCGTGGTCCAGTCGCCGTACCATGCAAACATGACCCGACCATCGACAAACGCCATGTTCAAGAAACCGTCAGTGCGCCGTGTGAGCGCGATCGGTAAGCGCAGACTGCTCCGCGTGGGCCGCGAAGTAGTCGAACAGGGTTTGAACAGTCGAGACGCGCGGATCGGAGACGATCCGGCAGGCGATCTTGGTCAGGGTCTGATACGGCACCCCGCTTTCCCTGGCAATGTCCGGCCATGCGCCTTTTGCCTGATCCAGACGGCGCAGGACGGTCGCAAGCATTGGTTCCTGGTTTATCCGCACGGGAATACCTCATCGGTCAATTCGTAGCGCGATAATATCCTTTTGGGGATATTTCCGCAACCGGAAAGCCGCCCCATTTATCCCGCAGGGGAATTTCACTTTGGGCAATATTTTGCGCATGACCAAGAAGCCCATCCGCGAAGTTCTCGCCGCGAATATCCGCCGCTATATGCGCACCGTGCCAGCCGTCGAGACGCAGGTGAAGCTCGCGAGGCGAGCCGGGATTTCACAAAGCTCCGTGGCACGAGTTCTCGCAGGCAACGTCGACACGCAAGTCAGCATCGTTGAGTCTCTCGCCGACGCGATTGGCGTGAGCGCAGCCGAACTACTCGAAGACGAAGCAGACACGAAGGCGACTTTGCAATACGACCGCGCGCGTTTCGCAGCATTGCCGGCAACGGAACAGGCTAAAATCACAAGCTACATCGACTTCGTTCTCAGCCAGGCCAGCGATACGAAAGTCGAGACTGATGGATCTCTCTCCGTCTCAAAGAAGGTAGCACCCAGCCGGCAGCAGCAGCTGCGTGCCGGACGGATCGCTCAACGACAATTATCAAACGAATCGTTGGGCATTGATGAAATACATAACGACACGACCAGGAAACGAGGGCCGGGAAAGCGTAGCGGGTAACGTCTATCCCTTTCAGTCTTACGAAGGCGACGCGCTCGCTACCCGACGCAAAACGATCCGGGAGTATCTATGCGATCGGATAGAAGAGCATGATCGCGACCCCGCAATTGCTGCTGCTACTGTTCTGCTTCATGCAGATGGGACAGTCAGCGTAACAGCGAAGGGCATTGATCCGGCGGTTGCAGCGCAGATCGCCGACGAACTCGACGATCTGTCAGCCACGATCCGGGCGCATGCCTGCCGATCCAAACGAGCAGGCTCGTTACAGCGAGGCTTCATTCGCCTCCTTCCCGCAACGTCGATCTCCTTTCTCGCTGCGACGTATATCAATACGATCGCGTGGCTCGACGTCGCCCTGATGCTCTGCAGTCAGGTGCTCGTCGGCACGCTTCTAGCCAAAGCAACGCTCCCGCAAAAATCCCGAACAGGGTAATACTCGCGCCGAATCCGGTCCTCCGACCGGGTTCGATACACGTTTCCGCCAAAAGATATCCTCAAACGGATTGACACACAAATATCCCTTGCGGGATACTCCGGCACGGACGCAACGTTTGCGTCCCTCAATCCGGAGATTCGCATGAAAAGCATCGAAATGAATGCCGAGGCCCGCCAGACGTGGCTTCGGCTGGAACAGGGCCTTCCCATCGAACCCGTCGACGGCCACACCGTCGTGCGCCAAAGTGACTTTGAAAAGTCCAAGGTCTGGCGCGCCGTATTTATCGCTGCGGCGATTGCGATAGGCATTGCGCTGTTTCAGCCAGCCCCCGTCGATACGCCGTCGCCCGTGGCATCGGCCCGCACAACTGCCTGAGCCGCCGCGATGGCCGAGCGGATTCCCGTCACCGATATCGACATCGCTCGCGAATTCCGCCTCCAGCGCATTGCCGGCTCAGTTGTTGATGCCGTCGTCAACCCCGCCTTGCGCATATGCCTCTCGAACTGTGCCGAGTTGCGGAAAAAACAGTGTCAAGCTGACCAACCCACGCCAGACGGCAAACGTCTTGCCTCCGGCGATACGGACTAACGCCAAATGCAGCGACCAACATCCACCCCGAACAAGGAGATCGTACGTAGAGATACGATCTCGCTCCGAACCATCGTGAAGTACGACCCCACCGCTCCGCGTCCGACGACGCCCATTCTCGTCGGGAAATATGTCGTAGCCCGGAAACCCATAGCGGACAGCATTCACACCCTTTACATGATCATGGACGGCCGCGATGTCGTCCGCGCGCAGATCTCCTGGCCGAGCGAGGCCGACTGCGAGGGTGCGATCCGTGCGGCCGCTAACGCACGCACTGCGACCGCACGCGCACTCACCAAGGCGAAGCGGTCGAGCAAAAAAGGCTGGCAGGCGCGACCGATGCGCGTGAAGGAGGCTGCATGATCTTCGCCCTCCTCGTCGCCACTACCACCTGCGCCGCCGTCTGGCTCCTGACCGGCCCCGCGCAGAAACGCGGACTCGGTGCATTTTTAGGCCTGATCGATTCCCTGCTCTGGCTCTTTGCCGGCATATCCGCCGGCAAGCTCGCCGTCGTCATCGTCGCTGCATTCTGCGCGTTCTGCTTCGCCCGTCCGTTCCTGCGCGCACATGTCTATGCCCGCCTCCGGAGACAACATGCCTAATAATTTTTCTCCCATCGGCAAGGCGTTAATCGCCCTTTTCGCCGCTACGCGCGAACCACTCACGATCGACAATGTTGAGGCTGCGCTGCCCCACGCGGACCGGCACGCGCTGCGCGCCGATCTGCACACGCTTGTCCGCGGCACAATCGTTCGGCAGGCCATCCGCCGTGCAGACGAACGCCTCGTGTACTGGCTTGCGGGCACGGCGATCGCTCCGTTTGACGGCACGTTGTTTCACTACGCGCCCGATGCCACATTCGCCGACGTAGGGGGCGTTTCCCGCACACAGGGGACTGCCCATGGCTGATACGCGAGCGCTCCTGCAGCCCGAAATGATCATCACAGGCAACACGAAGGCGGCGGTTAAGGCGGCGGGCGGTGGCTCGTCGGATCTCTGGACCGTGCCACCCGACCAGATCCACTACGACGCCCGCGATAATGTGCGTCCACTCGACCCAGAGCGCGTGCGCCACGTCGCCAACCTCATCAAGGCGAATGGCTACGACCGCAAGAAGCCACTCGGCTGCTTCGTGCGCAAGGTCGAGGGCCAGGATCTGATCTTCGTGTACGAGGGCCAGCATCGCTACCATGCAGCGTTGCTTGCGATCAGCGAAGGTGCACAGATTGAGCGGCTACCCATCGTCATCGACGACGCCAAGTCGGTTAGTCGTGTCAACCTGATCTATGCCGGCATCACCAACAACGACGGCGAAAAACTCACGCCGCTGCAGCTTGCAGAGAAAGTTGTAGAACTGCAGGATCTCGGCGAGTCGAACGCGACCATCTGTCAACGCCTCAGCATCACCGATCAAACGATACGCGACGTGCTGCTGCTTGCAAACGCGCCATCGGGGCTTCACGAGCTCGTCCGCGAAAAGGTCGTGTCGTCGACGCTCGCGATTGACGAGATTCGCTCGCATGGCGGTAACAAAGCACTTGAGCGCCTTCTGAATGCAGCCGCTCAAGCGAAGGCCAGCGGCAAGGCAAAGGTGACAAAGAAGGGGCTCGACAAGCCCACCGGCCGCAAGATCACCGACGTACAGGCAAAGCAACTTTTGCAGGCACTCCAATCTGTATTGCACGATCCAGTGTTCGGCAAGCTGTCACCTGGCACTATCGCGGGTGTGCATGCGGCACTCACTCATCATGCAGATCTGCTCGATGCCGTCTCCACTGGGCGTCATAAGCACCCTATCCATACCGCGAACGAAAACGGCGTGTTCGTGAAATGCGAGACGATCCGCGCGCCCATAACGAAGCGGACTGGACTCTCGCCGGCGGAAATTCACCTTGCACAACCAGAAGAAGGTGTGTGGATCTTTTCCACCACCTTGCGAGTGTGTACCGGCACGACGTCGGGCCTTCCCAACATGCGTGATTTCACCTCGACGTATCCGACCCGCATGCAGGCGATAAGAGCGGCCGTCAGCGACTTTACGCGCACGCTCGATCGTGCAGACAGGACAAAGGCGAAGGAAGCGCCCTCGATTCGCGCGTGGCTCGACAAGCTATCCACGATGCACGACCCCGATTGGACCGAAGAAATCGCGGCGGAGGAATCGAAATGACTGTGCGCCCAGCTACTTCTACCCCACGTCCGCTGCCGCGCAAGCGAGCACACGTGGAGGAACGCCCACGGCTTTCCTTGGCTGGCGAGGTCGCGACGCACGCGGCAAACGACAACGGCAGCGGGCAGGCGCCCGCAACAATCATCCGGACAAACGAAGCGCCGCTAGCGGGGCGACAAGCTATCCAGACAAAAGAAAGTGAGTCGGATTCCCGACTCGCGACCCTCGCTTGGATCGACGCCCTGCGCATTGAGATCCGCGCGCTGGTCGACGAGATTGTACTTCGAGCGGATATCGAGCTACTTGATCTTATGCGTGACGAGATAGGCAGCTACAGCCGGCACAGAGCGGCACAGGAGGCGCGTACGTGGGCTGGCACCGCTGGCGTCCAGCTCGAGACAGGACTTATGATGCTGGACCGCGCTATGCGACTCGCGTCAAAGGAACAACAACAATGACACTTCTTACGCGCGCGTTTATTCTGGAACGGTTTGGCGTCCGACTGACGATGGGGCAGCTCGCCTCCCTGCTCGCGATGTCCGAGGGCACGATCCGCAATCAGGTCAGCGCCGAGACGTTCCCGATTCCGACATATAAGGAAGGAGCGGCGAGATACGCCGCATATGATGCCGTGGCGGACTACCTTGACGCGATGTCCGAACGAGCTCGGGCGAGAGCCGCATGATTGCTGGCACAGAGGGGCTAGCGGCGCGCGCAATCTGGCGCGCCGTGCAATTTTCATGTATACCGTCACAATCCAAAAATACCTTTCCCGGGGGCAGAATGGCGGTAATTCCGACATGGACAACAGAAGAGCTCGACCCACGAAAAGTCCTGCTGGACATCAGCAACCCCCGGATTGAGGTCAGCGCAAACGCTACCCAAGCGGATATTCGGTTAAAACTGCTGAAGCTCGAAGACGTTCTTGATCTGGCAAGGGGCATCGTCAAAAGCGATGGCCTGTTTCATGGCGAGCGAATAATCACCGTCGTCGAAAACAACAAGCAGGTAGTACTCGAGGGCAATCGCCGCATCGCCGCCTGTCAAATGCTCTTGAGCCCGTCTTTGATTCCAGATGACTATGTGGGGCGCTTCCCGGAAGCATCGTCGGCACTGAAAGCAACTTTGCGACACATTGGCGCAGACGTCGCCCCAAGCCGGCAAGCTGCGGAACCGATCCTTACAAAGCGACACACGGAGCGTGGAGCGAAGCCTTGGTCGCCTGTCGCGAAAATGCGAAGGGCCGTTCGCATGCTGGAGCACGCGTCAATTGAACAGGTCGCAGATGTTCTCGGGACATCTCCGGGCGCGGTCAGGAAACTCGTTAAGCCTTATCGATTGCTCAAATACGCTCTTGATCTCCAAAATTGGACGGACGACGAGCGCGCCGTCCTGGAAGACGAGAAACTTAAAACGAACCCATATACTCGTTTTTTCACCTTGGCCGATACGCAGTGGATATTGCGTCTGTCGTTCGACGAAAATCAAAATCCGGTCAGCGAGCTTCCAGAACCTGTGTTTCGTGAACAGATGACGGCCATCGCCAAGGACTTTTTGATTCCCGACCCGGTAAAAAACCGTCCCAGGTGTGATACACGGACAGAACCTCTGGCGTATTTCGCTGCCTTCCTGAGCACACCGGCAGGTAAAAAGGCCGCGAAGGCCGCAGAGAGAGCAGACCCTGGCGCCCCGCCCGAAGGGCAGGTGCAGAAGCCACCTGCAGGTCCACACGAGCCACCCGGTCCTGCGCCGAAACCCGGCCCTACCGGCCCCAAGCCACCGCGGGCGTCGACTTTTTTCGAGAACCTCGAGTGCCATGTCATCGACGACAATCTGATCAAGCTCACTAACGAGATCAAAACGATCAGTCACGTCAGGATGCCAGTCGCCGCGTCGCTGATGACTCGTGCGTTGTTTGAGTGCGCGCTAGTCTATAAGATCAAGCAGGCCAAAAAGTGGGGCGAAGTGCTTAAGCTTGCCCCTGAGGGTAAGAAAGGATGGGATCCCGGCCTCAGCGACCTGATCAAGTTTGCGAAGAACTTTGAAAACGGCGTCTTTGCTGAACGGAACATCTGCAAAGCGCTGCAGAGCCACCTGACCACGAACGCAAAAGATTATCTCGACGCGATGACGCACCTGAAATACCAAGGTGCAGACTCTAGTACGGTAGCCTCCATCGCGAATCATCTGCGCGGCACTATCAAGTACATATTAGAAGGAAACTGAACATGGCGAGAAGAAAGAGCCTGCTGCCTCGTAGCGAGCCGTTGAGCCCGCTACGCTATCCCGGCGGAAAGGCGCGACTTGCAGCCTATATCAGCGGTGTCATCGAAGAAAACTACCTGACAGGCTGCACGTTCTACGAACCGTTTGCTGGCGGCGCGTCAGTATCGCTGGAACTACTCCGACTAGGCTTCATCGGGGATGCGGTACTGGTCGAAAAGGATCCGCTTGTCTATTCTTTTTGGTGGAGTGTTTTCAACCAGCCGCACGAGCTGTGCGCAGCCGTTGAGGCCTGTCCTGTTTCGCTAGATACCTGGAACCAGCTACAACCAACCAAGCTCACCGTCGACCCAAATGACGGCACGTTCTCGCTGCTGCAACTCGGCACTGCTGGACTCTTCTTCAACCGCACCAATTTCTCCGGAATTATCGGTGCAGGGCCAATCGGTGGCGAAGGGCAAACATCGGATTACAAGATAGATTGTCGCTTTAACAAAGAGAAGATCATCAGGCAGATCCAAGCGGCCGCGAAGTTCAGCGACCGAGTAAACGTACATTGGGGCGATGCCGTCGCATTTATGCGAGCTAACGCCGAACAGATCG